GCCATAATTTGCACTTGCAAGGTAGCAGCCATACATCTCAAATGTGTCTAAAACTTGTGCTTCAAATACACCGTTACCACCGTCTAGAACTTCAAGACGTGTTGTAAATTTGTAGTCAATACCGCTTCGTGCTGATGCTTGTTCCATGAAGTCAAATTGTTTCTGGACCTGTTGTCCAACTAATTTTTGAACTTCACCACTTGCATCATCTCGCAACGTAATCGACAGCGCATCGAGGTTGTATCGACCAGCAAGACGAATTCTTGAGTTATAAATCGGCAAGTCGATGTCTTCAAAGTTTACAGTTGGGCGTGATGCATCAACTACTTGCTTTGTTAATTCGGTTGACCCTGCTACACCAAAGTTTAGAAAGGTTACTCGAAAACGATATTTAAGTTTCGGCATGAGTAGTACTTGCGTACCACTCGCTGTCGGAACTCCAAAGTTATTTAATGACGAAATAGACATTATAGTTCTCCTGTATTTCTAACTCGCAGAGGAATGTAAATAAATTCAACTGCTTTAATAGGAACAATTGCAATATCTACATATAACTCGTTTCGATCAATTCGTGCCGGGGTATTATTTGACTCGTCACAAACTACCGCAAAATCGTCGATTGCTCGTAAGCTTACTAATTCAAGAAGCAAGCTTTCTATTGCTTGTTTTATTTCTTCTCTAGTTGTACGATCGTTCGGTTCGAACACATACGGTCTTGATAACACATTTAATTGTTGACGTAAGTAAACAACTAGTCGAGCAACGTTAATTCGATCTAACGCCGATGTAGTTCTTGCTAGTGTTTTTTGGCCATAGTTTACTAGGCCCACTCCGTTAAAGAACGTAATCGGGTTTAATTTTGCGCTGTACAACGTATCTCGTTGACCTTCGTTAAGAGATACTGATACAAATTCCCCTGCACTATCAATATATCCAACTGATGTTGCGTTAGTGATTGCACCACGTCTTATACCTGCAGGAGCATACCACGGATAAGAAGCGTTGTCACTTAACGCAATTGTTCGTAGCATCATGTAGCTCGACGGAACTACTATTTCTGCACCTGTAAGGTCTGTTGTAAGGCCAGCACCTGGATAAAATGCTGCTGAATACTCGCTAAAAGAAACTAAACCAACATCGCCGTCGGATGTTGCACCGTTAGCATTCTGTGCCCAATTTATTAAGCTTGTAGTATTGCTTGCTAATTTCATCGGTGCGTCACCGACTACAAATGCTGTTAGTCCGCGATCAATGTTTAAGTTATTTAAATTACTTAACAATTCAGGATAGCCAGGACATGAGATTATGTTAAACACTCGACGCTCTTCGTCACGAATTTCGTCACTGCTGTCAACTAGTGACTTAAGTTTCGAAACTACATATGCGCGTTGTGCTTTATTTCCAAATGCTCCACTGCCATCAGCATTATTTGCTGAGACAGTTACCCAACGACCTGGTGCATAATTAACCATTGATTCAGCAACAGCTAATCGTGTATTTGTTGACCGCACATCGACGTATTGTTCAACGTATTGTTTTACGTTACCACTGCTTCGGCGCAGGTTCCATAACAAGATTCCTGCAGGGTATAACGCTGGGTCTGGAGCGTCTGCATCAACAAAGTCACTTGATAATAGTGATATAATGCTTGCTGCAGTATCGCCGGTTGATCCAGAAGTGCTGTATCGCGCATCGGCAAAAACAATTCCTTCTTCGGTTACTTGATCGCTGTTATCAACTAGTACCCATTCGCTGCCAGTATAGCGTCGAATTATCGGATAGCTATCTAAGTCTGACGAATCAATCCACAGATCGTTTGCAACTAGTGCTGATCCATCAGTTTGCAGTGTTGGTGCAGTTGCACTAACAATCGGACCGGTTGGATTCGTTGCCGGGAATGCGTTTAAATAACCTTCCCAAACTCCGCCGTCATTTACCATGATATCAACGTCAGAAATCCCTGCGTTAAACCATAGTTGACTGTCTTCTGCTTTGTTTGTAGGCGCAATTCGGCTTAATGGTAAGTCAGATACTAATTCCCAATTTGAAGCAGTTGTGCTGTCAAATTGCGCTTCGATTGCACTAGCGCCACTAATTTCAATCTCACCGCCTAGCTTATGCACTAATTCAACTTTTGAACCAGTAACGATTGCTTCAAAGAAAATTCCAGCAACCGAGTTTATAGCAGCAGCAAAATCTGCTGCGGCGGTTCCGGCACCAATTGTCATTGGAATTGTATTTACTGCTAATGTAGCTGATCCCGGGACAGATGACTTAACAGTTAACGTATATGTTGCTGCAGCTGGTGCAAACGATTCGGCTGTAATCATTGAAACACCCAAGCTCGAACGACTAAACACACTAAAGTTAGCTTCTGGAGTACTTTCTCCGTCGTAATCTACATAAACTGTGCCAACCGGAATACTTGCGCCGCCAGCAGGATCGAACGCTAAAATCGCTGAACTTGCTGAGCTGAATAAAGGGGCGTTTAACAATTCCCACGAGCGGAATAAATCATTCCATATTCGAACTGACCACTTCGCTCCTAAGTTTGGTTCAGTAGTTTTTATCCAAACTGAGCCAGTCGGACGAACGTTTGTTTTCCATGCTGGTGGTTGAGTGTGAGGAGCAATATACAACTCTGCAGGATTTCCTCCCTGAATTGCTATAGAATCAACCCAATCAGATGATCCTAAGACAACCCATCCAGTTGTTGTTTTATAGTAAAACGTAATAACGTCATTAAACGAAGTAACAGCATAATCAGATACTGATCCAACAGATGCTTTTGGAACTCCGCTATCATACTGACCTGGGTCAGTAATTATTAATGGTATTCGGTTTACAAATTTTTGACTGGCGAAATTCCATTCTTGAATTCCCCATGCAGTTGAATTTGCATCTAACCAAAGCTGTCCGTTGCTCGGCGGTGATGTAGGCTCTACTGATTGAGATGTTAGTTGACTTAAATCAACGTCAGCGCGTGTAATGTACACGCTGTTTGATACTCCAAGGTAGCTGTATGCAGCTTGAAGGCCATACTCGTTAATCTCGCTTCCGTGTATTGACGCTCCTGTTCCATCTTTTTCAAAGAACGGAATGCCGAACAATTCCACCAGCTCTCGCTGACTAGAAACTCGGAAAGTGCGACCGGCGTTAACTTTAATTGTTCCTGCTGCTATTCCGGTTCCAGCAGCATTTGATTTATTTTGCGCACTTGTTACTACTATTAAAGGAACTGTACCTGGACTTCCTGATGTATAGGTACTTTCGTCGATAATAGAAATTTCTGTGCCTGGTGATTGTAATGCCATTCCATTTTCTCCTGGTATTAGTTATTCATCATAGTATTTAGCGAAATCAACTATTTTCAGGTGATTAAAACATTAAAAAAGGTTTTAAAAAGGTCCAGAAATCATAAATACAGTATGAGACCATTGTGCGAGTGTAAAGAACGGCCGCGAGCTGTTAACTATAAAAAGAACGGAAAAACATTTTATCGAAGATTTTGCGAGAAATGCAATCGGAGAGGACAAGTGTTATTAGCGCCTAGGTGGAAACGTGCAGGATATCAAGTTAAAAAATTTTGCGAAAAATGCGGTGCACAGTCTCAACATCCGGAAATTTTCAGAGTGTTTCATATCGACGGCAATCTAAACAACTGCCGATATTCAAATTTAAAGACAGTTTGTTTAAATTGCACAATGATTTTAAGCAAAGAAGGTATTATGTGGAAGCAAGGTGACTTAACTGCTGACTATTAAAATTATTAATGATTACGTCTACGCTAGAGTATAGGTCTATCAATGATCCATTATTTTCTATTACAAAATCAAAGTCGGTATTAAGCCAACTCCACTCAGATGCGTGAATCTTTTTTTCTTGAAGAATTTCTATTGCTTGCCTATCGCCCTGTGCTGCTAATACTCCAGTCTGATACCACTCTGGCAAACTTCCACGCTTAATCCAAATTGTTTTTCCGTTGTTCTTTTTAATTTGATCAACTTCATTAGGAAATCGACAATCTGTTATTACTACATCAGACTTAGATTTACATAATTTGTTTTCGAGTGATGCTGACCATATATCAGTATGAAAGCCAACTCTACAAACTTCTGTACCCCAATGCTGAAGGGTCCAGCGGGGAGTTAAATGCGGCATATTTAATCGTGCTGCCCACCATTCGTCTACTTGATCTCGCCAGATTCTCGACTCACGTGTGTCACCTTCGAGCATTTCTCTCGGCCAATCGAATATTACTGCAACTGCATCTTTTAATGCGCCAGCAAAGCTTAACTTTTGAAAGTTGTATTGTTGAACTAAATGTCGAGCAACACTGTCTTTGCCGGATCCTATGAATCCACAGCAACCAATAATCCTGAGCATATCTTTTCTCCTTAAAACTATATTATAAGGTATTTTTTAGAGTTTGTCAATACCAAGGTCTAACTGTGCCGGTAGATCCATGATTCAGTTTCTTTACCATTGCTGATGCAGTATTAATTGATTTTGTTCTTTTTTGATGGCGGGATTGTGTTGGAGCAGTTCGTGCTCTTGTTGTTTTCATTCTTTGCGATTGAGCAACATTAGGATGATCAAAGCATTTTGACGGGTGACTTACTTGACGACTTTTTCTTGGGCCTGACGTGCACCTGTAAGTTAGCTTAGTTTGGCCGCCTCGAGCTGTAGGATTCGATCTGCCCCAAACTAACTTTGCTTCTGCTATTGTATTGTACAAATCGTCAGAATTGTTTGATAAAAAATCCGATGCTTTCATTTTAGTAATTTATTAAGCCTATTAGCTAGTTTACTTGCTATGTTTAATCGCTTTGTCCGTTTTGTCTTTCTTGCCTGCGCTACTTTGGTGCGGGCTCTTGTTTTTTTCATACGCTGCGCTTGTGCTATGTTAGGATGAGCAAAGCATTGGTTTGGATTAGACACTATTCGAGACTTTCGAGGCCCCGAAGTACATCTATATTTTAGCTTTGTTTTTCCTATAACTCTACCTTGCTTACCGTGTCGCCCCCATGCAATTTTAGTCTCGGCTATTAAATTATACAAGTTGTCATTGTTCGGAAGTACAAATTCTGAAGCTTTCATATTGTTATCCAATTAACCATGTATAACCTGTTCCGCCGGCAACTTGAGTTACAAGTTCTAAAGTTAAGCGTTCCATGTCAGTCTGTGCTTCAGCTTTTAATGCTGCACCATTTAAAGCTGTTCCGCCTTGCGGCCCGGCAATACTTGCAAACTTTTCTCGAGCTTGCCCTAAAATCATTTTACAGTTTGCTAAGGAGTAGTCTTTGATCCACTGACCTGCATAAGTGTCTTGCAAAATTGAAAAATCTGGTCGTTTGTTATATACGTGTAACATGACCTGTTCTTCGCCTCGTGGTCTTTGCTGAATTACTAACTTTCTAGTTTGTGCATTCCATGTAAAGTTAACAAAGCTACCGAACATTTTTCCAACAAGCTCTTGATATTGAGCAAATAGTTCATACGTTGCTAAGCCGCCCATGTTTGTCGAGCTTAACAAATAAGTGTTCGTGTATGCTAAGTTAAACGGTTCAAACACTGTGCCACCTGAGCCATTTCCTGTTCTTGAACCTACAGATCGGCGAAAAATTTGTCGCACTTCTTGAATTTCTGCAGGGAGTATATATTCATTTTGTTCTTCGGTTAGTGTTAAAAAGGCAAAGCTTTCTTCAACAGCACCACTCGACCGCTGTCTATATACAGCCAAAGATCTATCTAGTGCAATTTGCAAATGCGCTGGATCTAGCTCGACGTCGATCATGCCGTCACCAAGCATTACTTTGCAATATGTATAAACTTCATGTTTAAGATGATCAATGTTGTTCATAATTGTATTTATCATCGAGATAGAAAAGGCGAGTCCAACAAAGATAAATACTTTGTAATTAGGAGATTATTTTGCCTCGATTAAGTTTATACCGTCCAGAGAAAGGTAATGACTACAAGTTTATTGATAAGACCGCTTGGGAAATGTTTCAAATCGGTGGTGTCGATGTATTTGTTCACAAGTATCTCGGTTCTAACAACGTAGATAATACAGAATCTACTCCAGTTTATAATGATGTTGATCCAACTAATATTCAAGATTTGATATTTTTAGAAAATCGAGATAGAAAATACTCCGACGATGTTTTTATTTTACGTGGTGTGTACAGCGTTAACGACATCGACTTTAATTTGTCGCAATTTGGATTATTTTTGCAAAACGATACTGTTTTTATTACTTTTCATATTAATGATACTGTTGAAAAAATTGGAAGAAAACTTATATCGGGAGATGTAATCGAGCTTCCGCATTTAAAAGATGATCATGCATTAAATAACTTATCATTTGCTTTGAAAAGATTTTATGTAATCGAAGATGTAAATCGAGCTGCAGAAGGGTTCTCAGTAACGTGGTATCCACATTTATATAGAGCTAAGTGCGTGCCATTAGTTGACAGTCAAGAATTTAAAGATGTCCTTGACAAAATTGCTGATTCCGATTCGTTTATCGGCGATTGGAATTCTACAGCAATTTATTATCCCGGAGATATTGTTAAAGGACCTGATGGTCAAAATTATAAAGTTGTTGCTGAAGTAACAGGTATTCAGCCGCCTGATTTATCATACTACGAACTTGCTGATTCTCTTAGAGATATTGTCAGTACATATGAAAAAGAAATGCAAATTACTCAAGCAGTACTTAACCAAGCTGAAGCAGATACTCCAAAAAGCGGGTATGACACTACATCATTTTTTACTTTGCAAATCGACGAAGATGGACTTGCAGAGCTTGCAAGTGTAAATGACGACATTTCTTTAGCATCGATTCAGAGGCAAGCTACTGACGAACTAGGCAATCCGCTCGTTGACGACTTAGGTAATCCAATATTTGTAGGGTTAACTGCTAGCTCATTACTTGCATCACCGGAGCTTAATGGCTATAACGGTTATTTAACAGAAGATGGCATTCCTCCGAATGGTATTCCGTTTTCAGCAGGAATTGCATTTCCTGCTGTGCCGAGTGTTGGTCAATTCCATATGCGAACAGATTATCAGCCTAATAGGTTATTTAGATTCAGCGGCAAGCGCTGGATTAAAGTCGAGGACAATTTAAGAATGACTCTAACAAACACTAGCTATAGCTCAACTGCACCAGGTGGTGAGTTTGAAGGAAAAGAAGTACGTCAGACACAAAAAGCATCATTTATTAACAATGTTAACGTTAACACAATTGACGGAAAAGAAATTCCAGAACGGCAGAGTCTTAGTAAAGCACTTCGTCCAAAAGCAGACGAATGACAAATTTTTGGAGGGGTTAGCTAACGCTAACATTATATTATTCAGTACTTTTATGACGGTCAAATTAGAAGATACGTTACTCAGTTTATGAGGGTGTTTATTGGTTTTCAGTGGAAAGACGGCCTAGGGAATTTAAAAACAGTTCCAGTTAAGTACGGCGACGGTACTAGACAAATAGCAAACATTATCCGCGAGAATTCTGAAAATAAACTTCTTTCGGTCCCGATGATGTCATGCTATTTCGACGGGATTGAGTTAGACATTTCTCGGCTATCTGATCCAACATTTATTAGTAAAGTTAACGTTCGCGAAAGAAGATATGACGATACGCAGACTGGAGTAACTTATCGAAATCAACAAGGTGGCAATTATACCGTTGAGAGGTTAATGCCTACTCCGTTTACTATGTCTTTAAAAATGGATCTATGGACTTCAAACACTGATCAAAAGTTCCAGCTGCTGGAACAAATTGCAGTAATGTTTAACCCTAGTTTAGAAATACAAACTAATGACAATTACCTAGACTGGACTAGTTTATCTGCAATTATTTTAAAATCAATTACTCCTACATCTCGATCAATACCGCAAGGTGCCGATACTGATATCGACGTTGCATCAATGACCTTTGAGCTTCCTATTTGGATTTCGCCACCTGCAAAGGTTAAAAAATTAGGAGTTATTAAGAATATAATTGCAAACGTGTTTGCTGAAGATGGCTCAATTAAAGATATCGAGGACTTAGTATACAATAACGAAACACCGACTACAAGAGTGTTTATTAATTCGTTTCCGGTAGTATTGCTTAATGCAAATACTGGCGTTGCAAACGAATTTCATTTAACAATTCAAAATCCTAAAAAAACTGCTGAAGTTTTAAATATCGAATCGCATCAAGGTTCGATCGATTGGTATAGAATTATCGAATTAAATGGCGGATATAAAGCCGGGGATAAGGTTTATTTTAAATTAGACAACGGCTATAACATATATGGAACATATGTTATAAATCCTATTAATCCTCGCATACTTGTAGTAACATTAGATGCTGATTCATTACCTACAAACACTAGTATCGTTAGTGCAGTTTTTCCAGAAGGAAAAACTTTTATCGATGCAATTATTAATCCTGTAACTTTTAATCCAACCGAAGATCCAAGTCGAAAAGCCGTAGGTGTTCGATATCTTATTCTTGAATCAGTAAGAGATAGCAGTAGTTGGAAAAATAATGACAATACATTTACTGCAATGGCCGAAAATTCTATTATCGAATGGGATGGTGCTAAATGGGTGGTTGTTTTTACCCCAGGCGCCGGAGAGGTACCGACTTATGTTACTAATGCAAAAACTGGCATTCAATATCGTTGGACCGGCGAGTTTTGGATTAAATCGTTCGAAGGGGAATACATCGAAGGAAGCTGGGGATTGTTAGCTGATGGGTTTGTAGTTCCAGAGCCAGTTGACTATTTACCTGATGCTATTTCATCTATTCAAGTTTCCAGGTCACTTGCATTAAGTACTGTGCAGGGTAATGCTGCAGCTGAAACACAAGTTAATCAAGCATTTGACGATATTCTCAGTGTTATCCAATTCGGGCCAAGTATTCCGTATAATCCATGACAACTAAAAAAGCTGGACTACTTTATCTTGCAAAATCAACTAAAAGAATCATGTTAGTTTATGATGATAAATGGTGGTCGTTACCGACGTTTTGTCAGTGTGATTCAGTTTTAAAGGACTGTGAGCCAGTATTAAAAAACTTTAGTCCTGGAAAAATTTTACCGATTGAGCTTTATGTTTCGAATGATTCTAAGTTTGAATTCGGCACGTTTGTGTGTTTAGTAGATTCTGAATTTTTAACAGCATCTGTTCAGACAGTTGCTTGGGCGAGCTTAGACTCATTACCAAAGCAACTGCATCCTGGATTAAAACAAACGTTGTCAAGCTATATTACACGAATTAAGTTAGAAACAATTTTAGAGTTAAACATCGATATTTAGCATGTATTGTGCTGCTGGTTGAACACCATCGACTATTGATAAAAGTTTATCGATAGTTTTAGAGTTAACTAAGTCAGGATGAACCCACCAATCTTCATACATTCTCCAATCATCAGGGGCAATGTTATTTGCTATTAGCTTATAACCGTATGCTTCTAACAATTTTCTAGATTTTTCTCTGTATGATTTTGTTTCATCGCAATAGTAATCATGTTCGTACGTTATAACTGCAAACTTTCTTGTTTCAAATGGAATCGACTGTAGTATCTGATAAGTAATTGCTGGAGGGTCGCAATCTAATTGCAAATAGTCGATGTGAGCCGGAAAATCTAAACCAGTTAAAAACTTTTCATAATCAACAATAGTTGCATCTTTTAACACGCATTTGTTTTTTCTCTCGTCATTAAACATCTTTACAAAGTTCTCGGCAATATCGAGAGAAATTCCACTCCAACTAAAGTCTTTTTCTAACAAATATGTGTTGTTGCCGTATACCGGCCAACCCGAACCGATTTCTAAGTATGTTCCGTTTTTCTTACCATTTAATGCTGCTAGTACAAACAAGTCTTGGTATGACTCTGAAAAGTTTTGCTCAACTGTTTCTGAATTTTTAAATTTAAATTTTAAGGTGTGATGCTGATCTTTAGTGTAATTAGATATTTGTTTAGTTTCTAACTCGCCAAACACTCTTAAATTTTGCAAGATTGCAGCTCGATGTACATCATCGATGTCGTAATTCTTAATTAAATCCTTGAAAAGATTTCTAGATTCTTCACATAATCCGCACCACCAGCTCGAAACCGCTTTTTCGAATATCAAACCATATTTTCCTGGATAGTCAACATCATACTGCAACGGCGGCAACTCAAAGTTACAAACTTCTAGTGCAATGCTCGAGTAAGTGTACGCATTAAACCATCCTTCGACGTTATTTGGATCCTTAAGTGCTTCTCGTTCATAGTATCGACTTAAAAAGTAATATGCTTCGGGACGTTTAGGCATAATTGAAATCGCATGTTGTAGCAAGCCTCTAACTGAAAGGCTGCGCGACCCTTGCGATTCAAAGCATAACGATGCGCGAATTAATGACTCGTATTTTAAAGAATCATCTAAAGTTCTTTCAGCCGTTCTTATATAAAATGAAACAGCAGCCGCCGTTTGACCGATACTATAGTATGTAATCCCTAACATAAAGTTAATTGACGGGTCGTTAGGCGATTGAATGTATGCGTTAAGCAAATCTGTTAAAATTAAATCATGCATCGATTAAAAAATTCTCAATTGCTGTAAAAGGAACGCTGAGCACAAACGCTGCGTTATCCTGAAAACCAAAAGTTATTAACACTGATTCTTTATAAAAACACATTCCGACTGCAAATTCAACGTGTGCATCCATAAAAGAAAAGGATTCTGAAATTTTAATTAAATTCCATTCTTTGTCCCATACTAAAAATTTATGTCTGTATAATCCGTCTTTTCTTCCAACTTCGCTGTTAAACAGTCGAACTTCGTGAATTAATGCTATGTAATTGCCATTTGGCAATGTTAATACTTGTGAGCCGCCACGAAAGTCAGCGTCTGCTGAAATGTATTTGCTAGTACATGCAGTTCTTGAATCTTCAAGATCTAGGAGAACTTCAACAACTTCTGTTGGGTTGCACCATTTAACATAATAATATGGCTTGTCGAGTATCGGCATCCAATTTTTTTCACAATACGAATTTTTATCGTTTGGTGGCGGAATTCGAAATCTTGATGTCTCAATTACATGATCAGCATCAACAACAATTTCGCATAATTCCATTCGTCCTTGGCCGTTAGGGGTTGTATCGCGACGGACGCCTGATGTATAAAGCTTGCCGTCCCATTTAAATATCCGTGCATCTTCTAACCCAACAAAATCCCAAAGTGGCTCATATGTATCAAATTTGCTAGTATCAATCTTAGTTAATCGAGTAATTTCAAGAGAATCAGGATCTAGCTCAAAATAGTAATTTTCAGTGCGCAGATGCATGTCGTTTTCGGGGTGAATATAAGTTAGAGGTCCCCACGGATGCTGGAAAACTTTTGCTTCGGAGTGATAAAATGTATAATTAACGTGTCGCAGAATTCCACGATATGTCCCGTCATCATTAAAGATTGACGGATTCATTATGCCAGTTCCGCTAGTTAGTGCTGACGGAATTAAAAGAGGTTTAAGTTTGCCGCCTGCATCGACGGCATATTTTACAAAGTTGTCTAACATAGGTTGCCTTTATTAACTTTTTAAGTATACACTAGTTATAACAAAAAGTCAATATCGGCAACTCTATTGATTAAAGAGTAGTTGGAATTAAGACAATATAATCGTTGTCGCCGTCGTTAATTAACTGCCATTTATACACTACACTAGCAAATGTAGTAGCTCGGCGCGCAGTTAATTTTCTAATCGGGATAGCAGTAACGTCTACAGTATAAACACCTTCGTTATTAACACTTAGAGCTTCAAAACCTACCATTAATGCTTGTCCTGGTCCGGTTAATGACGATACTAACTTAGCTTTAAAAATTCCGTCAGTTGCGTTAGTTACATTGTATTTTGACGAACCTTTTTGTAAAAATATAAAGCTATCGCGTGCAGTATCGGTTTTTCTTGCAGAAACTTTTATACCGAGATTTGCACCAGTATAGTCTCTAAAGAATTTTTTCTTTATTGGTCTTCCCATAAGTATCTCCTACAGTAGCACTTAACATTAGTTAAGTGCTACAGTCGTTCATGCTTATTAAGCGATAGTTAAAGTAACCGCATCAGAAGTTACCGGAACAGCAGCGCCACTTTCTGAGCTTACTACTACACGGAATTGATTTAGAGTTACATACTCGGCATCGCCGCTTTCAACTGTTAAGCTTGCGCTAGTTTCCCCAACAATCGGATCCCATGATGATCCAGTGTCAGATGAAACTTCCCACACATAAGCTAAATCGCCTACACCAGAAGCAACAACACTAAATGTAGCAGGGTCTGGGCTAGTTACAGATGCATTCACTGGTTGTGTGTCGATTGCAATGGTTAACAAGTTGCTGCCTTCAACATCGGCTGCTTGCACTGCGCCATCAGTTAAGTTAGCTTCAAAGTTCCATTTTGCACGATATTGTCCTTCAACAATTGCAGTGCGATTGAACAATTTAGTTACTTGTGCTAAAGTTCCGTTGTCAAGCATAACGTTTACAATCATTTCGTTACTTGTTAATTCGCCGTTGCTTTTGTTTACTAGTTTGCAAACACCAATGTTGCCTGCTACGTTTACTTCGAATCGTTTTGTGCTGCGTTGACGTACGATAAACCCGTCGCCTTCTGCATTTGCGCCTACTTTAGCGCGAACTTTTAATTGGTTGCCGGCACCTTCGCCGAAAAATCTTTTATTAAGTGGACGTCCCATTTGTTTCTCCTTTGTTGAACGTTCTAGGTTCTACGGGGTGGGGCCCCCATAAATCTCTTAGACACTGTATTTATCAAACAAGAAGATATTAACGAGATAACATTGCGATTAGAGTATATTGACTTATAGTGGACATTATTGCATTAATAGCGTCAATTTCTTTTTGAAGTTCTTTTAGGTGGGCTTGATTTTTAGTTCGGCGAACTGTTACTAATATGCGACTACAGTTGTCTCTGTGTGTATTAACTGTAGTGCGAACGCGGTTTATGTCTCGCGCAAATATAGGAAATAATCTCAATAAATTTGCAAACTCTCGGTCGAGTTTATCAAAATCGTCAGGAGAATTAATGTGTATACTCATTTTATTTTAAGTATCCAAGTTCGCTTACCACAATCCCAAATTTTTAAAAATCCACGCTCGCGTTGAATTTCAGTTTCGGATTTATTCGGATCAAATCCTTGCTGTACTAATTTATGCTTAGCGTAGTTGTAACGGTGTTTGCACTGTTTTGTTGCTGGGTCAAAATAAAAATAACTCGGTGCTACATCTGCTTCTAATTCAAATCCAAGTTCTTTGTACATGTTCCCATTGCTCCATTCATTGTTTGAGTATGAGATTATTTGTTTAAAAATTGAGTGTTGTTTTTTAAAATGATTAATTAATTTGCTTGCACCGCCTACAACTCGACTGCTAGTTGCATAGCGAACTAATTCTGCAGTATTATCTCTATATTTTCCAATTCCTGTACGCGGTGTTGAAAAAGACATAATTGCTACTATTTCGTCTTTGTATGTTAACCCATAATGCCACGTTGCCGGTGTATGGCCTTGAATATGATTTTTATTATAAAAGTCTTGTGCTACTTGACTACTTACTTTCGTAACTAATGTTTTTCTAGCATATACACAAGGTCTGCTATCTTTGCCTATTTTGCTAGCAATCATGTCGAGTAGCTTCTGCTTAATATGCAAGTCTTCCCACAAGTTCGAAAATATTGTTATTAATTGTATTCCGTTTTGCTCAGCAAGTAAAAACTTTTCGCGATGGTAATGTTTGTTAATATTAGGCATTAAATCGTGATGCCAATACACACCGTTCATTTCTATTGCTAAATTAAAATCCGGTAAAAATATATCAATTTGTCGATTATTTGAAATTAACTTTCTAGACCCAGTAACAATGTTTGTAACACCGAGGTTAGCGAGCTCTCTTATCATTTCTAGTTCAAGGCTTGACTGATAAGGTGTTCTAATTTGATGTTGATTTAGATATCTATAAACTGTCTGTATATGAACATTTAACTGTTTGGCTATTTCGCTAGGAGTAAACTTATTATATAGTTCTGTTAATTGTTCAACCGACATTAATGTTTGAATGTCTTTATCAGGAAATCGATCCTGCCAATAGTCAGTATTCCGTTGTTGCCACGTTTCTTTAATTTTAGTAGAGTTATTGTAGTGTTTATTACCGTATTTTTTAATTTTAGTTTGTGCAACCTGTTGAGTTATAGTTGCAACGCGATCTGGATTGTTATAAGTTTGAGAATGTTTAGTTCTTGCGTTAGTTGTTTGTCCGACATTTTCAACGCCGTATTTGTTCTTTGTTGTTTGTTTTCTTTTTTCTTGTATTGCTGTTTTAGTTTCAGCAGTATATTTGCTTTTTGCAGTTGATACTTTAGTAGAAACGGATTCTTTTGCACACTGACAATTTACAGTTGTCCCACAAAATCGATAACCTTGATTAAATCCTGCAAATTTTTTATTGTTGTTATATTGACATACGCTAGTATCGGCAGGATTAACTGCATTATATGCTAGTTCTGCAATCGGCTTGTTATCAGCAGGATACCCAATAAACGCACATAGGCTAGCATCGTTTTTTATAAAACGAGTAAAGTGCCGTGGATAATTTTGAAATATTTCGATAAGTTGTTGACGCTGGTCCAATTAAATGTGTCCTGTATATACTTATTTATATATTAGCGTCTATTGAATTTAAAGTCAATAAAAAAGGCAACCAAAGTTGCCTTTTTTTGTATAACGTAAGTATGTCTATTAGCTAAATGACAAGTTACCAGAAGTAACTTGAACAGTACCTAAATAGTCCGCTGCGTTACCAAGTGATGAGGCCTGATTAGTTAGTTCCACGTAACCGTAGCGAGTCATAAAGCTTACTACCGGTTCGAAAGTTGACGGATCAAGTACAACACCGCTTGACATTAATGGAATGTATGGGCAGTAGAATGCAGCAGCATCAGATTCTGATGAACCTTTGTAACCAACAAGTACGTCGTCGCTTGAAGTATAAGTGTTAACATATACTTTCATAGCTGAGTTCAAAGTACCAACAAATTTAGTGTTAGTTGGAGCTTCAAAAGTACCTTCAGTTGTACGAGCGAACGCAGAAGTAGTAGCTGATTGTAGAACAGTCAACATAGTTGGTGATACTACAGCCCAGTTACCAGCGCCACGACGAGTACGTTGCGCGATACGGTTAGCTACGCGGTTGATTTGAACAGCTAAAGCAGCGTGCTCGTCACCTACGAAAGTAGCAGTACCAGATACGTTTGCTTGATCGTAAATTTCGTTGTTTTGCAAGCCAGCTAACGCTTTTAATGAAGCTAATACTTCTTGGTCGATTTCAGCAGTAATTTCTTGTGCTAAAGCAGCCATGATTTCAGCTTCGATGTCGATGCCTTGTTGTGCTTGTGCATCTTGAGCAGCTTCAAATGTCCAACGAGCACTCAATTTACGAGTTTTCGCTTCAACAGTTTGTTTCAAGATTTGAATGCTTAAACGGTTACCAGCAACACCTTCAAGCGCAGCAGTAGCAGACGCTTTACCAGCATTAGAACCTGAGTAGCCTTCAGCAATTTTGAATGGGCTCAATGCTTCTTCACCAGCAACAGCACCGTTAGATGAGTCACTGTAGCGAACACGCAAAGTGTGAATTTGACCAACTGGGCCAGTCATTGGTTGTACACCAACCAATTCGTTAGCAATAACAGTAGGCATTACACGACGGATAACCGGTAAAATTACACGGTTAAGGGTCGCAACGTTTCCAGCGCTAGTAGCACCAGATGATGCAGACTCTGCCAAATACTTGCGGGTATTTTCTAGAGTGGCTGCCATTACAGTACGCTTGTTACCTTGCAGACCTTCTAAAAGGGCTGTTTTGGTATCATTCCAGCGTGATTCAAGTAATTGTGACATTATAGTTCTCCTTAAACTTATAGTCCCGCAAGCCTGCGGATGTCAACTATTTCTGCAGTTTTTTCACTACTGCCAAAAGATTTTGCTTGTTTATTGCCTGTGATTTCTTTGCTTTCGGCTAATACACGTTTCTGCGCGTTTACACCATTCCCATTCATCACAGCTGGGATGTACTTGTTAAATGCTGAACGTAACTTGCTAGTTTGAACTGATTCAAGTAATTCGCCCATCACTTCACGCTTGTCGCCCGATAGCGGGCCAAGTAACTCACCCATAATTTTCGAGCGTTCTTGTTGTTCAGAAAGACGTTTAATTTCACGGTCTTTGCTTTCAACAATTTTTTGAGCTTTAGCTACTATAGTTGCAGCTTCGTTAAGTTCTTCTTGTTTTTGTTCAAGAGTACGTAACATTTTAGCAACATCTGATTTCTCATTAAGTAGACTTGCAGCATATTCACTTGCAAAGCTTTCAAAAATTCTACGACCAAAATCATTTTTACGAGCAGCATCAATATCTTCGCGTAACTGAGTCATCTCAGCACGCAATTTACGTGATACTGTCTCTTCAACAACTTTAGATGCATTGGTAATAAATTGTTTTTTAATCTGACTAAATTTCTCTTTGCTTTCACGTACTAAACGTACACGCGCTTCGGCAAGTTCTTTCTTGTCAGTGTGGAACTCTGCGATTTCTTTCGCTAGGGCTTCACATATAAACGATTCCAATGCTTCAAAGTTATTTACAACTGCTTTACGATCTTCGTGTAGCTCAGCTAATTCTGAACGAAGTTGCTTTAAAACAAATGATTCCATTGCTTTTGCATCTTTTTTCATTTTCTTAGCATACTTAGCACGAGCTTCAATTAATTGCTGGCGATCTTCTGCTAGTTCAGTTAATTCAGCATGCAAACGGTCAGTAATCATAGCTTCAACAGCTTCGGTAATTAACCCCTTGTCGTGTTCGTACTTTTGAGCAAACTCTTCACGTAATTGAGTAGTGAGTTGTTCGCGGCTTTCTTGAATCTTGCTTTGCCAAGCAGTTTCAATCTCCGATACCATATCCTCGGAAATCACATTGTTTTCAAATAAGTTTTTAACGAAATCTAGCATGTGATTCTCCTTTTATTTGAGTCCTGAAATTATTCGTTTCAGGCTCTCTGCTATATATTTCTGTGCTTTAGGGTCGTTATGAACTTCGCGAGCTACATCAAGAGAGCGGAACCCTCCGTATGTATTCATTAGATGTTCATATACTGGCGTTGGGTATGCACCCGGTGCGCTTGGTTGAGCTACAACGTCCACAGTAATAATTTCAAAACCGTGAACATTACCTTGGTTATCAACTTCGCCAGCACCGCGACTTGAAACACCAAGCTTAACTCCTGCTTCTAACATTGTCTGGATCAATTGACCCATTGGTGTTGGAAGAATTTTAAGTTTTCCGTAGCCATTTGGGCCGTCCATCCACATTTTTGTAATCATGTGTGAAACACGGTCCAAATTGATTTTTAAATCTGCTGGATGATCAACTTCACCAAGCACTGAGTATCCGCCAGAGATCTGTTCGTTGAGTGTCTTGACAGCCTTGCCTATTTCTTTAGAAGAATACACGCGCTGATTTGCATTTCGGATATCACCCTGGATACAAATCCCGCTAAGATGAAGGGTTTTTTTCCCTTCAAGTTCTTCGTTCTCTAAAACAATCTTAGCCTGGTCAAAACTCAAATGTTCTGCTAGTGGAGTTTTCATCATTTATCAACTTATCTACGGCTACGGAAAAGACCTTGGGCTGACTTGTCGCCGTGATCGCCCGAACCTTTTTTCTCAGCACCGTGGCCTTTTTGCTTTTGTAAGTGTTTTACACCTGCTTTGCCGCCTGGTACGTTTACA